GCCTGCAGCAGCTGCCGCTAAGCCCGCTGCCCCCGGAGCTACACCGGAGCCACCGGAAGAAGATGAAGAAGAAAAGAAAGCTCGCGACGATTATTATGCATCGTTAGAAGAACAAAAACGTTGGCAGAAAATCGCAGGAATTATTAAGGGGTGATTTGTGAAGAAGTCAGAACTTAAAAAACTTATCAAGCCACTTGTTAAAGAATGTATAAATGAAGTCCTTCTTGAAGAGGGGCTTCTTTCTAATGTCGTATCTGAGGTAGCCAAGGGCATGCAGGGCCAAACAATTGTCTCTGAAGCTGCACCGGCACCTAAGCAAGTTGTCGAAAACAAACAAAAGAAACAAGCAGCATTAGCCCAAAGAAAAAAGTTGATGGATGCCATCGGCAATGATGCATACAACGGAGTTGACTTATTTGAAGGGACTACGCCTATGTCACCACAATCTGAGCCAAGGGCCGGATCGGTTGATTTAGGAGACCCCAGCGATTCGGGTGTGGACATTAGTGGTTTAATTGGTGGCGCAACTAAGATGTGGGATTTGATGAAGTAATATGCCTAAGAAAAAAGCAAATGTTTTAGTAACCTCCAGAGAGTGCCGCGGCAATCATGAAAGAATGATTCGAAGATTTATTAAAAAGACTAAAAAAGAAAAGATTATCGAGCAGGTCAAAGATAGAAGGCATTATAAAAAGCCATCTGTTAAGAAAAGAGAGGACCGAGCCAAGGCTGAAAGAAGAAGAATTAGAGATGCACTAAAAAAACAAAGAGCAGAAGAAAGACGCAATAGAAAGAAAAGGTGACTATTTACCTTTGAATAACAAATTTTGGAGATTTATAAATGGCTAATTTTAAAAAATCATGGGTGGCTGAAGTCGGCCTTAATCATGTCCCGGCATACCAAGCAAGTGGTCGGCCCTTTGCAACCGCAAGTCTGAATTGTAGAGATGATGGTGCTGGCGGTCACGCAGTTTACTTTCCTTATGTAACACGCTGGGTCCAAATTATTAATAACGACACCAGCAATGCAGTTAAAGTAGGTTTTTCTAAAAGAGGTTTAGACACTGAAAAAAACTTTTTTACAATTGGCAAGGGCGCAGCCGCTCAACCAACCTCTTCTGAAAGATTGGAGCTTAAAGTTTCCGAATTGCATATAACTGGTTCAACTAATGTAGACATTATAGCTGGTCTTACAACTATCCCATCGGAGAGAACACAAACTACAACCGGTCCAAGCTGGTCAGGTTCTGCAGGGGTAGGATAATAAATGGCTCAGTTTGGTTGGGCATATGTAAACTGCAGTAGCAGTAGTGGAACTAGCGCAGCAGGTCCGAGTGGATCGCTGCAGTTCATGACTGCATCCGGCCAAGGCTCAACCACCGGCTCAGCGAATTTAACTTTCCATGAAGGGTCTGGTCTCATGACATTGACCGGTTCTCTGAGAGTTTCTGGTTCGATTACAGCCAGTCATTACCATATTGAGAACGTCACGCAGATTGATGTCAGTGGATCCACATTTTTTGGTAACACAAACGACGATAGGCACGTCAGAACCGGTAGCTTTGAAGTTGTGCAGGCTGATGGTACACCCCTGTTACACGTAACCAATTCGAATGGCATGGTCAACGTTAGAGGATTTGCTGGACGCTATACTATTGTGAGTTCAGCAACAGCCACCGCTTCAGTGCCAAGCTACATAATAGGCGTTAGGCATACCGATAACGTAGAAATTCTAATACCAAGTGCATCTACTTATGGATCAGGTGCGGTATTAGTTGTAAAAGACGAGGTTACCGATCGCGGCGGCACAAATATTAGACTAACAGCTTCTGTTGGGTATTTAATTGATAACACAGTTGAGTATATTCTAACTGGGTCTATGCCTGCGATTAGTTTATATTCAAATGGCGCGAACTGGTTTGTCTTCTAATTAATTAAGGAGGCGACACCATGGCATACAATAATCTATCCGGCACAGTACTTGCGCCTCACAAGCTAATTCCTCGAAAAGATAGGAATGGCGACATTATTGTTCCTATCGTATCTGGCAACCTTAGTACCTCCGATGGCGCTAGTATCTTGAATGTACCAAGATTATCTAATGCAACCAATAATGCAATCATAACTAATGTTGATGGCGATGCAAATAATATAATTTGTGAAAGCAATCTTACATTTGACGGCGAAACCTTAAACATCGTTGGGGATCTCACAGCCAGCGCCGGTTTATCAGCATCCTTCTTATATGGAGATGGTAGGTTTCTAACCAATGTCTCTGGTGCAGGCAATGCAACCGGTCAGGGGCCAAATGGCTCACTGCAATTTAAAACTGAGGGCGATGGAACAATCAGCGGCTCTTCAAATCTATTGTTCCAAAATAATATTTTAAAGCTTGGCGGCTCGTTAAAACTTGGCCGCACAAGTGTTTCTTCATCGTACACCGCTTCTACGACAGATTTTTTTGTTGGGGCCGATACTTCAAACGCCGCTTTTCAGATTACTCTTGCAGACGCCGGCCAAATGCTAGATGGTCAAATGCTGGTAATTAAAGATGAAGGAGGCGTTGCCAACAGCAATAATATAACCGTGGCAGCGTCAGGGGCGCAAACAATCGACGGTCAAAATCAAGTTGTTTTGGAATCACCTTATGCATCAATTCAGCTTTATTGTAATGGAAATAACAAGTACTTTATTTTCTAATTTTTTAGGTCAGATATCGTACTATTTATAAGTGATTGGGCTACGGTTAGCTCATTCTAATGGGCAGTCTTGTATTGTCCATGCCTATAAAAAACTATTATATGGAGGGTTTTAAAATATGGCTTATAAATTTCAAGTAGGTTCTGCTATCCTTAGTGGTTCCCTTACGCAAGAAGGTAATGTCGAAATTCAAAACGATGCTGGCGCAGTCGTCGGTATCTTTGATAACACAGGTGTTCTTTCTGCATCCGCTGGTGCAACCGCCGCAAGCTTTAGTGCTGACGGCGCGCTTACTGGTGGCAGTCTTGTAGTCGGCGCTGCTGACATGAGCGAGGCAGATCTCGAAAAACTCGATGGTATCACCAATGGTGCTGGTGCTGCTAACAAGGCGCTTGTTCTTAATGCAAGTTCCGTAATTGCTTCTGGCCTTGTCGGTCTTACAGCTTCTTCCGGTATTAAAGCTGGTGAGCTTGAGGCAACTGGTCACGTGCTTGCTCCTGCACTTATTTCTACTACCACCATTCAAGGTGCTGCAATCTCTGGTTCTGGCGATCTTAACGCTAACAGACTTGTCATCGGTGGTCCAAACTTTGGTGCTGGATTAGCTAAAATCGATGACTTAGGTGCTGGTACTTTTGCATCCATCATTTCTAACGGCCTTGTCAATGTGACTGGTCAAGTTTCTGCTTCAGATGTGTTGTCTGCGAACGGTGCTAAACTTTCTGGCTCTTTGGTCGGTACTAGTGCTGACTTTGCAGGTTCTGTAACTGCTGGCACTTCTTTCGTTATCGGCTCTGCTGATCTTAACGAAACTGATCTTGAGAAACTTGACGGTATCACTAACGGTACTGGTGCTGCTGCTAAGGCTCTTGTCCTTGACGCGGACGCAAAGATCACTTCTGGTCTCGTTTCGATTACTGCTTCTGCAGATCTTAAAGCGGCTCGCATTGAGTCTACTGCCAAGGTTATTGCCGGCTCTGACTTAGAAGTTGGTGCTCTCTTCAAGATGCCTGACGTTACTTCTGGTAAGATTCTTGTTGCCGATGGTACAAGCTTCCAAGAAGTCGCAATGTCTGGTGATGTTGCTATTGACAACGCTGGTGCTACAACCATCCAAGCTAACGCTGTTGAGGGTTCTATGATTAACGCTAACGCTGCTGGTGACGGTCTTAAGTACGATTCTAACAGTCTTGCTCTTGACCTTAACGAATTGGCTGCAGGTGCAATCAACCAAGCTGCAGACAGCATTGCCTTTATCGATGCTGACGGAAATGGTTCCAAGAAAGAAAGTGTTGTTGACTTTGTTTCCGCCATTGCTGGTGCTGGCTTGAGTGCTGGAAGTGGTCAGCTTTCTGTTCAAGGTAACACTGTTACTATTGCAACTGACGGTGTAACTCTTTCTGAAGGTTACAACTACTTCACTGGATCTGTCGATGCAGACTGCGAATTGCCTTCTGGTTCTGTCGGTGACGTTGTTACCGTTAAGGCTGGAAACACCGCTATTGGTGCTTCTATCGTCATTAACCGCTCAGGTTCAGGCGGTGGTGTTGACACTATTGATGGTGCAACTTCGATTCTTCTTGAGTCGCCGTTTGCTGCTGTTACTATGGTCTACGTCCGCGCTGGCGAATGGAAAATCGTATAATCAGTATACCTACTATTCTTTTTGGATGCCTCCCTTGTGGGGGCATCCTTTTTTATTAGACTATTTAAGTGTATAAACCTATTTATTGGAGATGGTATTAATATGGCATATAATGTATTAAAAGGAAAAGTTGAAGGCTCAGTTGACCAGTACGGCGATCAAGAAATTGAAGGCAAAAAAATCTTTAAGAACACCATAAGTGCTAGTGTGTTTTATGATACAGACGCTCAGTCACCTTGCGCAACTATAAAAGACCTAGCAGTCAGAAAAATAAATGGCAGGGTTAAAGGTGGAGTCTTAAGCTACGATTCTGATGGAATACTAAAAACAAACACAAACTTAATATATGACGGTGAATGTCTTCGCACAAACGTTGTAAAAGCAAAACTTGTTGTCGGTTCCGCAATACACATGTCTGACATACCTGCTAATAAATTTCATGAAAAAGTAAACGCGGAAAGCTTAAATTATAGCCACGGCCTACACAGCGTTAGAAAAGAGCTGCAAGTTAAAACAACCAACGGTCTTGTGGCAGATGCTAGTGGGGTAGGAATCTCGCTTTCATCAAATTCTGGACTTTCTATTAAATCTAAAAATTTAGTTGTTGATCCAACAAAAGCTGAGCCCGTCAATGCGTCGGGCCAAAACCTTAGTGATCAGGATTTGTTAATTGTTTCTGATATATCGAGAGGAACAATAAATAACACGACACTTAAAAATCTTTATGACGGCTATATTAAACATAAAACACACAGACCCGCTGGTAAAAAGTCTGAAATTCAAATCATGGGCTTAAATCAATTTATTTCGTCGCCAGACTTGACATTTGAGGCTGATAGCAGCACTTTAGCTGTCAATGGAATTATTGGAGCTAACAAGATAAACGTAGACTCTTCATTATCCTGTAGGGGCGCAGTATCACACAACATAAACAAAGTGAGCGATAGGCAATATATTGTTCAACCTGACGATTATACAATTCTGTGCGATGCGTCCGATAATAAGATTACAGTTAGCTTACCGCCTGCTGTTAACAATAGCGGCAGAGTGTTGATAATTAAAAAAACAAACACTGACAAATATAAATTAAATTCAAATCAGGTCGATGTTGCTTGCGAAGAGGGCACGATCGACATTAACGACAGAATAACAATTAAAATGAATTACTCTTCTAGAACGCTTCAATCAGATGGAGAAAACTGGTGGATTATTGGAACTAAGGGTTCCTGAAATATACTTATAGATAACGGAGAATACTATAAATGGCATACAATTCCTCAAAAGGACCACAAACTCACGGCGACGTTAAATACGAAGGTGATGCAGAAGATACTCAAATTGATTTTGAGAACGACTATATTAATTTAAAAACAAACGGTGTAAAAAGATTAGAAATTTCAGGTTCTAGCTTCCACTTCTCTGGCAGTACTTATGAGTTTACATCAGCAGAAAATGTTAACGCCTTTAGGATTAGATTTACAGATCTTGCAACTTCGTATCTTCGAGTAGATTCAGACAGTTCAAATGTTTTTGTTAATGAAGTTGCCGGAGGAAAAACCAGAGTTGGTTCAAACGTAGCGCCAACACATACCCTGTCGGTAACTGGCCATATTTCATCTTCGGCTGCAATTACTGGTTCCGCCTTGCATGCCGGAAACTCTAGCACTGTGATAAATGCTACTCACTTTTCAAGTTCGTTACCAGTATCAGCCTCACATTTTGTTGGCGATGGTTCTGGTTTAACAGGTTTATCATCTGCTGCAATTTCTTCATATAACAATGCGTCTGATAATAGAGTAATTACCTCAGTTGATGCAAGCACTGTTCAGGGTGAGGCAAATCTTACATTTGATGGTTCTTTACTAACTGTCGCCGGCGATATCAACGTTTCAGCGATTACAGGCTCTGCTATTTCTGGCACACTGTCTGTGTTTGATCTTCAAAACGGTAAAGTGCAAATTGGCAATGAAGAGCCCGGCGCTGGTGTTCTGGTTAAAATCAGAGGAACAACGGACTCGGATGTGCCACTGTTGGTCAAAAGCCCAAGTCATGAGGCGATTTTGGGCGTTACTGGTTCTGGTAAGGTTCTAGTCGGTGGTGTTTACACAGAAGCAAAATTGAACATTACCGGTTCGAATGAAGAAAAATTCTTAGCAATCAAATCTACAGATGTGAACCCAGTACTAGAAGTGGACAATAATCATGTCTCTGCCTCAGTAAATGTTTCAGCCTCCGCATTCTTTGGTAATGGCGCCGGCCTGACCGGTTTACCGTCAGCAGCAATCTCATCATACAACACTTCTGGTGATAACAGAATTGTCACGTCTGTAAACTCAACTACAGTGCAGGGTGAACAAAACCTTACTTTTGATGGTGAAACTCTCACTGTGACTGGCGACTTAACCGCAAGTGTTGGAATGGCTTCGGCACACATAGCATCTAGTGGGCACATTTCTTCATCTTTGGGTATCACGGGTTCCGCATTGCACGCAGGAAACTTTACAACAGTTATTGATACGACTCATGTGTCAAGTTCGTTAAATGTTTCTGCTTCTGGATTTTATGGTGACGGCTCTGGTTTGACCGGCTTACCATCGGCAGCAATTTCAACTTACAACACATCCGGAGACAACAGAATCATAACCTCGGTCAACTCGACCACCGTTCAAGGAGAGTCTGCTCTTACATTCGACGGTGAAACCTTAAGCGTGACTGGCGACTTAACCGCAAGTGTTGGAATGTCTACCGCACACCTTGCATCTACGGGCCATATAACGGCATCTTTAGGTATTACCGGATCCGCTTTTTATGCTGGCGAAGGCATGGTTGTTCAAGCCGGCACGAACTATGCTACCGTTATTAATGGTACACATATATCAAGCTCTCTTCCTGTCTCCGCATCTTCGTTCTGGGCCAATGGGGTACAATTGACTGGAGGTGGTAGTGGTGCCGTTGCGAATTATAATACCTCTGGCAACAATAGAATCATAACGTCCGTTGATTCTGATACTATTCAGGGAGAACAAAATCTTACATTTGATGGTGAAACTTTAACTGTTACAGGAGATCTGACTGCAAGCGTCGGGATGGTTTCAGCGCATATTGCATCCACTGGTCACATTTCAGCATCTCTTGGAATTACAGGCTCTGCAATTCATGCTGGTAACTTTACTACAGTTATAAACTCGACTCATGTTTCAAGCTCAAGACCTGTTACTGCGTCACATTTTATTGGTAATGGTGCTGGTCTAACCAACTTGCCATCAGCAGCGATCACAACCTACAACACATCTGGCGACAATAGAATTA